TCGTCGGTATCCAAAATTTCTATGTATTCTCTTGTTTCTTTTGATGAACATTCCCAATATGATGATAAATGTTCTACTAAATCTTTATTTGATTGTTTTACTTTAGATTTAATATATTTACTCCATTTTTTATTTTTAGGAATGTATTCTTTATAAACAGAGTATATTTCTTTTTTATTTTGTGGGTTTATTTTTTGAACAAAATTTACTATATCCAAAAAATCAGGATTCATAGATAAAAATCTATGTACCATGTAACTATTCCATAACTCCCAATCTTTATTAGAAAAGGAGTTAGGGTCAGCTTTAATTGAGTTGATTTGATTTAACTAATCCCAAATGTTTTTCATTATTTAGAATCGATACCACCTGTTAATAGTATACTTTCCTCAGCTAATTCTTCTCTTAATTCTACTGGGATACCATCTGCTACTATCTTTTTAGTATATGGATCAATAAATACTGGTATTGGCATTACTGCATCACTATCAGTACCTGTAATAAATTTACTAATTTTTCTAAGAATGACTGCTGATTCAAAGATGTTTTTACCTTCTGAATTTAATAGTCCTTCTGTTGTAGTTAAGTCAACATTCATTTGAGGTTGTTGACCACCGGGATTTCCTTGATTTTTCATTTTTTCTTTGTTTTTGATTAATTTCACTTTATTTATTATTAATTATATTCTGGATTAAACTCATTATATTAATTTCTTTATCAATTCTAAAATTAGCTTGATATAAATGTTCATTTACTAAAATAGCAACTGTACCCTCTTTACCTGGGATGTATTTAGAAGCATTTTCATATAAAAATCTAAATAATTCATCAAAATCATCTACGTTTGCATCAGCAATAATTTGTCTAATTTTAGTAAATGATGATTTAGGTTTTTTTAATTCATCAATAATAGAGGTCATATAGCTAGTACTTACAAGCAAAGAATCATCTAGTGTTAACTTGTCCTTAATAGTGCTTGCTTGAATAGTATTAAGCATTTTACGTAAGTCCGGATAGAACTTATTTACAATTTTACCAATGGCTTTAGGTTCATAACTTATGCTTTCCTTATCACAAATACTAGCTAAATGTACAGCGACCTCTTTTTTAGTTGGTGGAACAACTTTAATTGTTTGACACCTGGATTGTAATGGATCAATAATACGTTCTACAAAGTTACAAGTTAAAATAAAACGTGTTGTAACTGAGTATGTTTCTATAATGTTTCTAAGTGACGCTTGTGCGTTAATGGTTAAAAAATCAGCTTCATCTAGTATTACAACCTTAAGAGGTTTAAATGATGCTACCATTGCGAAGCTAGAAACCTTATCTCTAATAGTTTCTATACCACGTTCATCAGAGGCATTAATGTAAATATAATCACAATCTAAATTGTTAATTATTATCTTAGATAATGTTGTTTTACCAGTACCTGCAGGTCCATAAAATAAATAGTTTTGAATGTCATTTTGATCTAACTGTTTAGATATTGATGTTTTTAACTGTTTGTTACCAACATATGTATCTAGACTGATAGGTCTATACTTTTCATTCAATAAACTATTTTTTCTAATACTCTCCATATATGGAATACTTTTGTATTGGTTCTGGTTTAATTTCTTCTTTTGTTGTAGATATAGCAAATAGTTCACTTTTAAGTGGTGCCAATCTATATTCTCCTTTAAATCCTGTTTTTACCATATAAGCCTCTAAAGTATTTGTTAGAGATGGATGTGTAGGACCATCTGGTTCATTTGCAACTAGTCTCCACTTATCTCCTGGTGGAACTCTACGAGCAATTAAGATATTTTCTTCTGTTATTTTTGTTTTTGACATGGCCGTAATATACGAAAAATAAATGGGGGAGACAAGCTCCCCCAATTAAATTATTTAGATTCTGCTACAGATGCTTTTTTATAAGGAGAAATTAGATTTTTAATCTTCATTGCTGCTTTTCTTGCTCTCTGTTGTGATGCTTTAGTAGTACCACTGTGTTCTGCTACTAAGGTATTGAAATTTTCTTCAATTGCCTCAAATAATTCTTGTTTGTTCATAATTGTTTTGTAGTTATTTATTTATTTACTTATTAAAATCCTGGGGTTACTGGTGGAACTCCGTTTCCGTTTCCATTTTGTTTAAATTCATCTGAATCTTTATCATCAGTTATAGTACATTCAGTTAATAAAATTGTACCTGCTACTGATGCTGCATTTTGTAATGCTGATCTAGTTACTTTAGTTGGATCAATAATACCTGCTTCTTTAAAGTTAATTACTTCACCTGATTCAACATCAACTCCTGCCCAATTATTATCGCCTGAATCAACTAATTTGTATTTACCTAACAGTTGAGCATCAGTTTGAGAATAACCTGCATTAATTAAAATTTGTTCAAATGGTTTACCACAAGCATTATAAACTATTTTAGCACCAACGTTGTTAACATTAATACTTTCTCTAGCATATAATAAAGCAGCTCCTCCTCCAGGTACAATACCTTCTTCGATAGCAGCTTTAGTTGCATGTAATGAATCATCAATTCTATCTTTCTTTTCTTGCATTTCAGTTTCTGTAAATCCACCAACATGAATTATAGCTACACCACCTGTAAATTTAGATAGTCTATTTTGTAGTTGCTCTACTTCATATGGAGTATTTGCTTTGTCTATTTGAACCTGTAATTCATCAATTCTTTTTTCAATAGCTTCAACTTCTCCTTTACCATCAACAATTGTAGTTTGTTCTTTTTCAACGGTTACTACTCTTGCTTCTCCAAACCACTCCCAACTAAATTTATCAAGTTTCATTCCTTTTTCTTTACTGAATACCTGACCTCCTGTTGTAATAGCTATATCTTCTAATACTAACTTTCTTTTATCTCCAAATTCTGGGGATTTAACAGCACATACAGCTAAAGTACCTCTCATTTTGTTTACAATTAAAGTAGCTAATGCTTCATTATCAACATCATCAGCGATAATTAATAACGATCTTCCTTGGCTACCTACTGCTTCTAAAATTGGTAATAACTCTTTTACTGAATTTAATTTCCCATCTATCATTAATATAGCTGGATTTTCTAATACTGATGTCATTGTATTATTATCAGTAACAAAATAAGGTGATTTATAACCTCTGTCAAATTGCATACCTTCAACAGTTTCAATGTAAGTATCTCCTGTTTTAGATGATTCTATATGTACTACACCTTTTAATCCAACTTTATCAATTGCTGTTGAAATTAATTTTCCTACTTCAACATCGTTGTTAGCAGATACAGTAGCAATTTGTTCTAATTGTTCTTCGTTTGAAATATCTTCTGATATGTCATTATTTAAAGTGTATAACACCTCTTTAATTGCTTTATCAATATCTCTTTTTATCTGCACTGCATTATCTCCTTGGTCAAGACTTTTTAATCCATCTTTTACCATTGCTCTGGCTAGTAAAGTTGATGTTGTTGTACCATCACCTGCTTTGTCAGCTGTTTTAATTGCAGCCCATTTTACTAATTGTACTCCTAATTCTTGGTTAGGTTCTTTTAATACAATATTTTTAGCAACTGTAACACCATCTTTAGTACTTTGAGGTGCATCTAAAATACCCCTTCCAATTACTACATTACGACCATTAGGTCCTAAGGTTGAAACTACAGCATCTGCTAAAATATCAATACCTTTTACTAAGTTTGCTCTTGCTTCAGAGCCAAATTCTACTTTTTTCATTATTTGTTGTATTTTAAATCGTTAATTTCCTCTGATGTTAAGTTTTCCTTTGTATCTTCTAATACTTCAGATACTTTTATTTCTCTTTTTACCCTAGCTAGTATTTGGTTTTCTGGTCCAATTAAGTACTCAGTTCCATCATATACTAATTTAGTAAAACCTTGGGTTGGTAGCACTACAATATCTCCTACTTTTGATATTGTTTCTAAAAAACTTCCAAATTGTGTCGGTTGTCCAGGACCAACAGCAATAACTTCCCCCTTTTCGTTTAAATCCTTGCCCATATCTGGAACAATGATTCCCCCGTATTTTACTTCTTCGTTTTCAATAGGTTTTACGATAACCGCGTTAAATAGTGCTTCTAATTTCATTTGTGTAACTTTTAATGTTTGTTTCTATTAATTTAAATTTCTCGATTATTTGATCTAGGTCATTTGTTTCTCTATTATGTAGAGAGTTTTTTGCTATATACTCCAACGCCATACCTAGATCAGCATAATAACTTTGGGGTTTTGCATACTCTTTGATATTCCCTTTAGACCTAAAATGGTCTTGATTGGGAATAACCCGTTCATTAACGGTGTAACAATTATCATCTTTAGTGATAAAATACGGTTCTAAACGTGGATCCTCGATCTTTGTTAGACTTTTAGCTTTTCTTGCCATATAACTTTTATTATTTTATGTTACGTAAATATACGAAAGAAACATCGCTAGGGCACGCTTTTCTTAAATTACCTTTATTTTATTTTAATAGACTTTGGTTTAGCTTCATCAGCTAAGGGAATAAAGATTGTCAATAAACCATTAAGCATTTCTGCTTCAGTAATTGATAAATCAAATTTAGGAGCTATCTTATATCTTAAGTCAAAAGATTTTTTAGATAGACCATGATAAATATAACCTTCAAAATCATCTCCTTTATCTTCAGATTTTTTATAGGTTATTTCTAAAACATCCCCTTCGATATTAAGGATAACATCTTTTTTAGTTAGCCCAGTACAGGCAACTTCAAAATGAAGTCCTATGTCATCATAGAAAATATTAAGTGGGTGTGGTTGTTTTGAATTTAATGCTGGTGCGAATTTCTCTTCAGCATTGAAGTGATTCTTAAATAGAATGTCGAAAGGACTTAAGTGCCTCTCTAATAGTTGTAATGTACTCATATCATTTGTTTTTGTGGAGCCGAAGCTTCCGATTAATTTATTTTAAACATAACACGTGCCCTAGCTACATCTTATGTTCGGTTATACGTATATAAAATTATTTCACTGTGTCAAAAAAGAAAACTTGAGTTAATCTTGCTGTATCTATATCATGACCAAAGTAAGTAGGTGCGGCATGAATTAATTTTGCATCCCATATTACTAAACGGTTAAATATATTAGCAGCGGTATCAACCTTAACATAAGGTGTTGGATCAACCCATGTAGATCCTGCAAATGCTCTACCAATATCGTCTTCACCACCTCTTAATCTTGTTTCTTTATGTGCATAAAATGAAGTACCTGCTTCATAAGGTGCATCTATATTACCATACCAAGCTGCCGCCCAAGTTTGACTATCACAATGATAAACTGGTCTGAAATCTGCTTTATGACTTTGGAACCTACCATTCATACCATGCTCTTCCCATACAGTTATTTTTTCTCCAATAGCATCTTCAAACTTTTCTTTAACTCCCTCGAAGAAAAATTGCTTTCTTGTTCTTAATCCTTCATAACCTTCATCATCATAAAACCATTGGTTTATAGCAAAATTTCTTAATTCTTTTGGGTTGGTATAAAAATCATCTATAATGAATATTCTATTTTTATGGTTAGGGTTTAATTTAAATTCATCTGTGTGAATTGTTCCCCAGTCATTATCTTTATTTGAATCTTGGTACATATTTTTTAATTTACTTGTTCGTTTCTTGTTATATAATATACACATGACATATCTTCATTGTCAAATGTGAATTTTCCTAAACCTTTAGATGATAGATAAAATTTACTTGTATCACTATCTTTATTTACATTTAAAATTTCTTTTAATGTGTGTGAATTAAAAGGTACTTGTAACATTAAAAACTCATCACTTACTTCACCATCAATTTGATATGTAACCTTACTTGAAAAATCTGTATTATCCCCAAATGTAAATTGACATACTGTTTTACCATCTAAATTTTTAATATCTTCTATTACTAATGAATTATATTCTGATAATGCATTTTTTGCTTTTAATAAATTATCAATATCATCTCTAGTTAAATCTAATTCTATATCCCACTCTAGATCCTTATGGAAATTTATTTTTGGGATAATACTTGGCGATGCTAAAGAATAACTTAATTCAAAATTAGCATCACTAATATTTAATTTTCTAGATAATGCACCTTGAGATTCAGTTGCTAATAATAAATCACCGCTAGTTATACCTATTAGTTTTTGAAGTTTATTACTATCAAATACACCTAATTGTGCTTCTTCAATTGGGAAGTCTTTAATATAAACTCCTGCTGATAAACCTGGACCACCAACATGAACTGATAGGTTATTATTATTTATTTTCCAATTCGCTTGATTGAATTGACTCAAATAATATTTTGAGATGAACGATTGTAACTTATTTTTACTTATCATAATTTATATTTCTATTGTTTCAAATGCTGAGTTATATGGGTTTAGGTCTAGATTCCATTGTAAATCATTAAAAAATCCCTCTAATTTATTTAGTAATATTGATTCAAATACATTTTTTCTATCTGCAAACATTTCTAAAAAATCTATTATTTTATCTGGCATGTCATAATCTAAAAATGCTAATGCCTCTATTTTATATGGATTATCTTTTAAATATATCCACTTAACTTTATCAGATTTAGTTATAATATTATAACTTTTATCTAACTTCCAAAATCTAAGTAAATCATTATAACGTATAGCAGCTTTTACTGCAGCTGGTGCTCCTTTTTTTATTCCACTGAACATTTCTCCGGCTCTTGCTCTAAGACCTATATAATCATCATATTTTTTACTGATGTTGGATTACCTAAATTTACAATTGGTATCTCACCACCTAGTATTTTCTTCTTCATTACTTTAATCTGCTCTAAAATGTCTTCCTTTTTAGTACCTTTTAATACTTGAGTTAATAAATCACTAAAAAATGCTCCTAATACTGGTGGGAAATTAGCTTTCTTAAATTCCAAACCTTTTACATCAAGAATATCTTTTCAATACCTTCTTGTTTAGTAATCCATTGTGCATATCTTCTGTTTGCTCTAAAATAAGCTGATCTAATAACACACTCAGTTTTCATTTCTAAGAAGTGATCTTGGTCCTTAGGTACATTAAAACAATCTTCAGCTAATGATGTGTAATAATTATTAATTTCATGTTCAAATTGAAATGCTACTTGTTCAGCATTATTATCTTTAACTGCATCCTCCATCTCATTATAATCATTCCATAAGAATTTTAATAATGGGGAGGCATCAATATAATTTGAATCTGTATCAACATAAGCACAGTAATTAATTTTACCGGGTTCACAAATAAAGTCTGGTGTTTCTTGTAGCTGCTTCATACTTAAATATACATAAACTATTTGGTGTTTCCAAATTATATTTGGGAAAATAAATTTTCAAATTTGAGACTATTTTCAATATTCTTTACATCAACATTCAATTCTTTAGGAAATGCTATAAAATTTCTACAGTCTGGATTATTACCAATTAATAATTCATTTATTTGGTATACCTTATAATCATATCCTTTTATTAAATTGCTTAGTGCTAAATAATCATCTGATTCTATATGTTGTTCAAATGTTATAATGGGTTTATATTCAGATATTAAATTATCTGCACCTTTTATTACATTATGTTCAAATCCCTCTACATCTAAGTGAATATATCCTATATTATGAATTATACCCTCACTGTAAAGTTTATCTACAGTATGACATTTAAATTCTGATTTACCTTTTTGTTTATTAAACTGCATATGAGAATCATCATAATCAGTATAAACTGGGTTTGAGTTATCTGATAGTACTGCATTAATTGGTACTAAATTATGTATACCATTAAAATCTGCTACTGAACGTTGGAAATCTAAATTATTTTTACTAGGATCGATTGAATATATTGTACTTTCAGGAAACATTAATGCCCATGGTATACTATTATCTCCTAGCCAAGAACCTCCATCAATTATGTTATTCTTAATTAAACCTTGATTAAGTAGATATGTGTGGATTTTTCTAAATATAGGTTCTGATATGTGTCTATCTCTAAAAGTACGCATATGTTCATGTTCCGGTATTTTTACTTCAACTAAATTATCATTTGGAAATAGTTGTGTCATGTATCCAAAGTCATCACCTTGTAACGAAGGGGGAATAAATAGATAGTCATTAAAATATTCATGTTTAATTTCGTATCCAAGGTCAAGTAACATTTCTTTACCTGTATGTAGCATATCCATTACCTTAAGATCAATTATAATTAAGGGCATATTTTGTTTTATAGTTCCTTCAGCCCCTTTTAAAATATAATCTTCAAACCCAAATGCATCAATTTTAATAAAATCTACTTTACCAAATCCATAAGAATCAATTGTATTACTATTATCTATTTTATTTTTGTGTGTTTTAACATTTTGACAAGAATTTAACAATAAATTCCTTTTAAGCATGTTATAACTTTCCTCTATAGGTTCAAAAGCATATACTTGTTTTATTACTTTAGAAAGTTTAGTAGTTACAGTACCAATATGAGACCCAATTTCAATAGCAACTGATTCTTGATTAAGGTATCTATCTATAACTTCGTGTTGGTGTTCTTCCCATTTATATCCTTTTTTTATACAACTTGAAACTTTATCATTTTTATATAAATAAAAGTAAGCAGGTTTTCCATTATGGAAACATTTTAATCCATGGACTTCATCATCAACTTTAAAAGGAGAGTAATCAACTATATCCTCAAATCTAACATTTTTAAACCCAAACTTTCCCCAATCAAAGTAATTTTCTACTCTACTACATTCAAAATCGTATAGTTCTTTTATTTGCCTATGACTATTTTTATTTTGTAGTATTTTTTTCCCATTTATGTTCCTAATATATTCTGTGTACTGTTCGAAATGTATTAGCTGGATTCCATTATGATTACCTTGAAATCCTAGCATTGGGGCTTTTTCACTTCTTTTTAAGTGTTTATTAATTATCATTCCTAAACAACCAGGCCCACAAAAATTCATTATATTATATGGTAAAGCTTCTTTATCGACAATGGATATAACTCTTTGAATACATGCGTCAATAACCGGATGTTCCGGTGTACAACCAATAAATGCGTTGGCTACACTATGGTATTCTAAATCACCTAAATTTAAATCGATAGCTGCAACAAAGTCAATGTCATCACTCATAAACATATTTAGACTACCCAAACACACTGTATCAATATCTATATAAAATCCCCCATACTTATGTAGTATACAATATCTCCATAAATCAGATTTAAATGCCCCAGGTTTTATTCTTTGATAAGCATTAAAAATTTCATTTGAAAAATTATTTTTAATAAATTCTTCCCTTTGTGTTTTATCATATATTTGATATTCATACTCCGGATTTTCAATCTTCCAATCATCAATTAATTTTTGAAATTCGGGAGAGAAATCTATATGTTCAAATGTTTGAAATATTTTTTTAGGTATCATATTCTTTTGCTTCGAAACCTTCGCTTCCTGTTATTAAATTGATGTCTTTTTTAATTGCACTTCTTTTACTATTAAATTTAAAAATGTTCCTAGATGACATTATAAATTCCTTATCTGTAAGTTTTCCTCCCCTTACCTCATTTTCTAAATCCCATAACTTACCATTTATTCTAGATAATTCTAAATATAGTACTTTTATAGTTTTATCATTTTTAGTAAATAAATTCATACATTTGGGGTTTAGCTCTAAAAATTCTTGTTCTACTACAGCTAAATTAGATGCATCTTTCATTCTTAGTTTTTTTAACTCAAGAATTGAAATTCTGTCTAATAATTCCCCATTTGATATCTTTATATTCATGCTAAAATGTTCTTTCACCTGGTAAAGGTGGTACAGTTACTGGTTTGTTTCCCTTTGAGTCTATATCAGTTCTTTCTTGAACTACGGTTTTAAACTTATTCCCATTAACTTTAAATTCACCCCCTTGTTTAAGCATTTTCTTAAAAAAGTTTGTTTGGGATTCATTCCAATCTTCACTTAATTTAATTACTTCTTCTTTGGATAAGGGTTCCTTATTCATACCTAAGTATATGGTTTGATTCGCTCTAATAGATTGTCTTTTTAATGTCATATTTCTAGTTTTGATATAAATTCATCTTTTGATATTTCCCCTTCCATGATTTTGCTATAGTACTTATTAGCACATAAAGCACTTTCTTGGATAATTCTGTGTCCTGATAATGTAATTGCTTCACTTAAAATAGAATGGTTCATTCCATATCTAAAACTAGGTACTGCTGTAGCACCATATAAACTGTTAAGTAAAATTTTCATTGTGTACTGCATTAAGTAATAATATTTACCTTTTTCAGCGTCTTTAGCTTTATAAGCTTTTTTCATTTGATTTTTATACTCAACACGTTCATTAAACCATTTTTCTAGAATAACAGACAAAGTAGATTTTTTAGTACTTGAGAAAAATGCTCCATTAGCAGCAACTCTATATTTACCTACTTCAATTGCTTTTATAATTTTACCAACAGGCCATTTTTCATATAACCCTTTAGCACTTTGAAATGTAACTAAGTACTTGGAATCTAATTTTTTTAAATCATTTAATCCTAAACGATTATTTCTGTCATACAATACATTATCCTTATCTACAATTGGTGGAATAAATCCAGTTTCTTTACATAACTCATGATCTGCAAGTATTCTACCTACATAAGTTTCTCGACCAATATTAATTGTTCTAATTATAGCTGGGTATAGTGAGGTAAGATCCAAATCAAACATATTTTTATATAAACCTGCTTGAGGGCAAAATAACCAACCACCAGCATAACCTTGTTTTTTTTCAGGGTGCATTTCTCTATTTGGTGGTACAATACCCTGACCTAATAAATAAGCTGATATGGCTCCATCTTGTGTAGTAGTATTAGCATACACTTCACTATAATTATGTTTTCCTTTGTGTGATATGTTTCTTGTTAACGCTAAGTATTCTAGTTTCTTATCTAATTCTACTAATATTTCAACATCACGAAAGTTATAATCAACAAACTTTTGAATATCATCTCTGTATAAATCATTTAGATTACCATCGTATTCAATCTTTTTTATACCAACATATTTTTCCCCAATAGCATCTAACTTCCAACTAGGTTCATCTTGCCAACCATATTTTTTATGTAACCTCATATAGTCTAAAGATTCAATACCTTTAATATCAACAAAAAATCCAGTCCTTGTAAAAAATGAATTTGAATCTGCTTTAGCCATTACTGGTTGGTTAACATAACCATAAAGTGGTGACATTTGGTCTGCACGATCTTTTCCACAAACATTAACAATTCTCCAATATAAGTAAGGCATATCAAAGTTATCGCTATTGTATCCTATTAAAGAATCAGGTCTAGAATCTATAATAATTTGTACCCAACAATTTAATAAGTCTTTTTCTGTTTTAAAAGTGGCTACTTGTTGTTTAGCATTAGGATCGACTTTAACTATACCTTTAGGGTCTAAAACTATACAACCCCATTTATCAGCTTGTTTATGATAAAAGGCAATGGATGTAATTGTTTTATTTGCTTTAGCAATTTCATCAGGCTCAAATGAGTCTAACATCTCACACTCAATATCAAAAAACATTTCTTGATGTCCTGTAGATGGTTTATCATTAGTTCCATACTCACCAATTAGGAATTTCTGATGGATAGCATTACTACTTCTCATATCAGCCCAATAAAGTCCTGGTGTGTTTTTATGTTTGTTTTTACCTCGAGTATAATAGAAATCAAGTGTTGGTTTTAAAGAATCACCAGTTATCGACTTTATAGTTTCTTCTGATTTATCACATTCCACATATGCAAAGTCTTCGTACAGTATTTTTTTATGTTCACCATCTGATTCCATAGATGCATTTCCCATGTATTCTTTAATCCTTGTACTTTATCTCCTTGATAACATTTTTTATACATCTATATAATAGTTCCTGGGTTTGAATTTGGTAAACAATTTTCAATTTCTTCTGTAGTAAAAAACTGTTTTAGATCTGGTCTATAATAATTAATATTTTTCATTACTTTTTTGTCTCTTGTTCTATAGACAATATACCGTCCTTCCTCAAGTTTTTCAAAATGGCAGGCCTCACCTTGCTCCTTACTTCTTTTGCTGATGGTGAGTATCGCTTCTGCTTCAGTCTTGCAAGCTTTAGACATATTAGATCCTTGTACTTCTTGATACGCGGGCCATATCTTATCCTTAAGACCATGTAACATAGTACCGTTCCCAA